TTCAGACAGAACAACAAAATAGAAACGGTCGTATTTACGGCCGTGGTATCATGGAAAAGGAAGTTAAGCGTTATAACGAGCAGTACGTTAGTACTAACCGTGCGCTTGGTGAGTTGGGTCATCCCGACGGTCCTTCTATTAACCTTGATAGAGTCTCACATAAGATTGTTAGCTTGACTCAAGAAGGCAACGATTTTATTGGTAAGGCAGAAATTCTTGGAACACCAATGGGTGTGATTGCAAGAAACTTGTTGGAGAGTGGTGTCCGTCTTGGTGTCTCTACTCGAGGCATGGGTTCTGTAGCACAAAAGAACGGTGTTACTTACGTTCAAGACGACTTCCATTTAGCAACTGCTGCTGACATTGTTGCAGATCCCTCCGCTCCCGATGCTTTCGTGCAAGGTATCATGGAAGGTGTTGAGTGGGTGTGGGATAACGGTATCCTTAAACAGCAACAAATTGAGAGATATAAAGAAGAGGTAGACAGCAGAGTCGGTAAGAGAGATTACGAAGAAACTGCTATCAAAGTTTTTGAACACTTCCTCGGTTCTTTAAGAAAATAATATTATTATAAATAAATTAAATAGTTTAAGGAGAAACTAAATGGCTAAAGGAAAATCATTCGGAGACATTGTTAAGTCAGTGCTATCCGAACAGACAATCGAAGAGAAAGTTGAAGTGGGTGGTGGCGCTACTGGTACAGCACATGGTGTTGATCCAGACGGTGGTCAAGCTCCTGCTCGTAAGGGCGACAAGCGTAATAGCGAGTCTGCTAGCAAGGGTCAGAACCCTGATGGCACACCTATCGAAGACACAAGCACAGAAAACAATGCTAAGCCTACAGGTGATGCATCTGGTGCTAATAAAGCTTCTATCAATACAAAGCCCAGTGCTGCTAGTTCAGTAAAAGAACACATCGATGCTATTTTCAATAACGAAGATCTATCAGAAGATTTCCGTACGAAAGCATCCACAATTTTCGAAGCTGCTGTACAAGCACAGCTTCAAGAAGAGAAGACTAAGTTGGAAGAGCAATTTGATACCCTGTTAGTTCAGGCTAAACAAGAGTTGCAAGCTGACTTGGTTGAGAAACTAGACCAGTATACTACGTATGCTGCAGAACAGTGGATGGAAGAGAATCGCGTTGCGATTGAATCCGCACTGAAATCTGAGATCACAGAAGATTTTATCAATGGACTCAAAGGTTTGTTCACAGAACATTACATCGAGATTCCAGAAGATAAGGTGGACGTGTTAGGCCAGATGGCAGAAAAAGTTCAAGAACTCGAAGACAAGCTCAATAGCGCTATCAACGAGAACATGGAACTCAAAGGCCAAGTGGACGAAAGCGTTCGTGAAAGAATCCTTGCAGATGTATCGGAAGGCCTTGCTGCGACTCAAGTAGAGAAGCTAGCAGCTTTAGCCGAAGGTGTCGACTTTGACAATTCTGAAAACTTTAAAAAGAAATTAGAACTTGTTAAAGAGAACTACTTCCCTTCAACAACTTCGTCCAAGCAATTGAACGAAGAAGCAGAAGATGAAGCTCTAGCATTGAACGAGGAAACTACGGCAAGTCCTAAGACAGGGGATAAAGCAGTTAATGCATACGTCTCAGCGTTGTCTAGAACTCTTAAGAAATAAGATTTATAAATAAATCAACTTAACCTGAAAATTTAAAGGGGAAAACTAAAATGTATGTAACTGAAGAACTACAATCTAAGTGGGGCCCAGTTCTTGATCACGAAGACTTACCTTCGATCAAAGACACCCACAAGCGTAATGTGACTGCTACCATTCTCGAGAACACTGAACGTGCTCTTCGCGAATCTGGCGCACAAGGCGGATTCTTGACTGAGTCACCTATCAACGCTGTAACAAACGTTGCCAACTTCGATCCAGTTTTGATTAGCTTGGTTCGTCGTGCAATGCCTAACCTTGTCGCTTATGACATCTGCGGCGTTCAGCCAATGACTGGCCCTACAGGCTTGATCTTTGCTATGCGCAGCAAGTATGCTAACAGCACCGCTGTTGGTACAGAAAACTTCTACAACGAAGTTAACACTGCTTTCTCTACCGTTAAAGGTGGTGGTGCTCAGTTGGGTAATGCTCACACTGGTACTGCAGTTGGTGGTGCTTCTAGCAACACATTGAACTTGCCAGCTAACGGATACAACTTCGCTGAAGGTATGTCCACAGCTACTGCTGAAGCCTTGGGCGACAGCGGCGGTAATGCATTCCCAGAAATGGCATTCACGATTGACAAAGTAACAGTGACAGCTAAGTCACGTGCTTTGAAAGCTGAATACACAATGGAACTTGCACAAGACTTGAAAGCTATCCATGGTTTGGATGCTGAAACAGAATTGTCAAACATCTTGACTACAGAGATCTTGGCTGAGATCAACCGCGAAGTTATTCGTACAGTTAACGTTACTGCCGTTCGCGGTGCTAACACTGGCACGACAACTGCTGGCGTGTTCGATCTTGACACTGACTCTAATGGTCGTTGGATGGTTGAGAAGTTCAAAGGCTTGATGTTCCAAATCGAACGCGAAGCTAACCAAATTGCCAAAGACACACGTCGTGGCAAAGGTAACATCCTCATCTGCTCTTCAGACGTAGCATCTGCATTGCAAATGGCTGGTGTGTTGGATTACGCTCCTGCGTTGAACAGCAACAACTTGCAAGTGGATGACACTGGCAATACATTTGCTGGTGTGTTGAACGGTCGTATGCGTGTTTACATCGATCCGTATGTCACAAACAACTACATGACTATTGGTTACAAAGGTTCCAATCCTTTCGACGCCGGTCTGTTCTACTGCCCATACGTTCCATTGCAAATGGTTCGCGCAGTTGACCAAGCTAACTTCCAACCAAAAATTGGATTTAAGACTCGTTACGGAATGGCTCCTAACCCATTCGCTAAGGGTATCACAGCAGCTAATGCTAGTGCTCTTATTGAAGTTGACTCTAACGTCTACTATCGTAGAGTTATTGTTTCTAACATATTGTAAACCGTACAATAATAATAAAGAACGGTATTAAAAGGGAGCTTCGGCTCCCTTTTTTTCGTCTGGATAAATACATTCATGAGCGCACTAGACAACCAACCAACAAATATTAACTTTCTTTCTCCACTTGGATTCAAGTTTCAGATTAAGAAAGCACCTCACCTGAACTACTTTGTTCAGTCTGTCAACTTGCCAACAGTTTCAATTGGTACAGTTGAAGTGGGTACTCCGTTTACTAGGATTCCATTTCCTGGTGACAAGTTAACGTTCGGTCAGCTGGACGTTACGTTCAAGGTCGATGAGGATATGGAGAACTACACAGAGATCTTCAATTGGATGATTGCAATGGGTCACCCGGATAATTTTACTGACGGAGCTTACATCTACACTGCTCCAGCAATGTCTGGTAATGGTGTTTACTCTGACCTGTCATTGGCAATTCTTACAAATGGAATGCGTGGTAATAAGATGATTAACTTTACTGATGCGTTTCCAGTTAACCTTTCAGACATTACATTCGACTCAACACTGTCTGATGTAGAGTATGTCACAGCAACAGCCACGTTTGCCTACAGAAGATTCACAATAGCCTAGTTGTAATTTAAACAATTATGTTGTATACTCGCTGCTATTGCGAGGTAATTATGAAGCTTGAGGATATTGAAACGAATTGGGGCCAGGATAGTAAGATCAATTCAGCCGATCTTGCAACAGAAAGTCTGCGCATCCCAGAACTACACCACAAGTACTTTAAGATCTTTACACAAGAGCGTTTGCTTTTGAAGAAGTTTGAACAAGAGTACAAGCAGATGTACAAATTGAAGTATGAATATTATATGGGGATTTTGGATGAAGGTGAACTAAAGTCTAATGGTTGGGAACCTTTTGCATTAAAGGTTTTGAAGACTGATCTTTCCATCTATATGGAAGGTGACCAAGATCTTGGTAACATTACAAACAAAATAGAATTTCAAAAAGAAAAGATTGCTTTGCTCGAATCAATTATTAAGACCGTCATCAATAGAGG